CGGTGATGCCCATCAACTGCTTGCCGATGGTTCCCGTCCGGACATAGTAGTCCGCATCTCCCACACCCGTTCCCGCATCAGCAGTCGCATCGATGTTGCCCGAGCCATACGTGAACGCATAGCCGGTCGCACCCTCGGAACCCAGCGTGACGGCGACAGCCGAATCGAGCACGGTTGCCGTGCCCCCCGTGCTGGCGTCGATCAGGTCCATCGAAAGAGCTTCTGGCGGCATGTGCGTGAAGACATGGCCGTAGCCATCGTTCATCACACCCGCGCCGGTGCCCGTGCCCGAGACATAATACCCGAAGGCGTCCGTCCCGTTGCCGTTGATCTGGCGGTTGACACTCCGCTTGGTGTCCATCGTGGCCCCCTCGACTTCCGAGCGAATTGCTCGAACGAAGGAACCCGCATCCGACTTCGCGGCTCGCACAACGACACCCGACAACTCGATGGGGGTGTAGATCTGCTTACCGGGAACAACCGAGGAGTTGTATTTCTGGTGATCGGGATCCGGGATGGTTCCCAGTTCCGCGACACCGATACCCGCCTGATTGTTCCGGCCCGTGTGCAGTCCAAGGGTCCAGTTCTTGCCCTCGACGTTCCACACACCGGCCTTCTTATCGAGCCGCATATACAGCACGCTCATCTGGTTGATGAGTTTGTTCATGCGGGGGCCGTAGAAGGTCTTGAGTGCTTCCGCAGCCGTGGTCGTGTCCAATGAAGCCATTGCTTACTCTCCTTGACGCACTCTGAGTGCGCCGAAGGCTCTCTCATCCCTTCGCGTTGATGTGCGCGATAACCGCTGCATCCACGTCGTCCCACGAATTGAACACCCGTGGTTCACGCGGAGCAGGCACACCCCCTGAGGGTTCGAGTCCTTCTGCTGGGGCGAGAGTTCCCTTGGCGAGAACCTCGCGCTTTTTCTGATCGACTGACTTTCTCCCAAGCTGTCTGGCCAAGTTCGCGGCAGCATCGATGAGCGCCTGTTTCACCTCTTCGGCGTTTTTCGGCTTCATCTCTCCAGCCATCTTCTTGATGACCACATCAACGTGGGGGAAATCTCCAAGAATCGCTTTATGCTCCTCCAAGAGGAGATCGAGCGTCTTCTCGGTGATATCAGTCACTTCGGCGGCAATCGCTTGTAGCCGAGCCGTCTTTGCGTTCTCGTCAGCCGTCGCCTGTTCAGCCGCCCGCTCTTCACGAGCCTTCTGAATAAGCTCCTCTGCATGTCTGGTCAGATCCCCTCGGGTTACGAGTGCGTCAGGGTCCTCTGCCGGGGCCGGTGTAACCGGCTTGTCCGCAACGGACGCTGCAATCGTCTTCCCCTTGGTGATCTTCGTGTAGAGAGCCGCGAGTTGTTCCGGATCGGATACAATTTCGAGAAGCCTATCCTGCCTCTCTTGAAGCGTCGAGGCGATCTCCTCAACTTCCCTTTCCCGCTGTGCCACTCGTGTCGTCTTGCGGGTATAATCCGCAACACGCATCTCGTGACCCTTCTGATCTCCCCATCTCACATACACAACCTTGCCGTCCTGAGTAATCGGGACGAGATCGTCATCTGAGAGGTCGATCTGCTTTCCCACCTTCGCGGCGGGAACAACGGGCTCCTCCTTTACGGGGGGCTCTTCCTTCTTGACCGGGGCATCCTCCTTGACGAGGGGAGTCTGCGTGTCCTTCACAGGAGGAAGGGGCTCTTCTTTCTTCACGGGCGCGGGCTCCACAACAACAGGAGCAACGACCGCTTCCTTCACTACAGCGGCCGGAACATCCGGCTCTTTTGCGGTGAACGGATTCTCTCCAGCGGGGAGATCAAAGATCGAAAAGTCATTCGAAGAAGTTGGTTCAGCCATTCAAACACCTCACTGCGCTTCACCGAAGGTGAGTGGCGCGAATCGGACTATTTGTGAATCCCCAGTCCAGATAGGGGATCAGGTTCACCGTTCCTGCGTGAAACGTGTGAGTGCCTGTGGAGCACTATTCTGTATCGGGGGCGGAGACCCAGCGGGCGGCGCTTGTCCCGATCCCGGCTCACCGGCCGGTGGACGATCACCCCCCTCGTTGGAGGAGGGTGCATTTGATGGTTGGCCTCCCTCGGGCGGAGGCATGGGGACTGGAGGAGGAGGGGGAATCTTATCCACTCCAAATCCAATCAACTGCTCACCAAGTCCATACTCCGTCGCGATCTGCGCGGCAGCAGGGGCGTTGATGTATTTGAGATGGAGGAGGATGTGCGTGATAAATGCCAACCTCGTTTCATCATCCATCTCTTGAAGCATGGGGGTCTTGAGTTCATCCGTGTGCGAAGCATAGTGGATCCGGTGGTTCTCGTAGAACTGCGGAACCGGAATCGGTTGTCCACTCGTCACCATGTCGTTCTCCAACATGGCCAACTCTTCGTCCTTGCGAGCAGGGGTGGAGATGTCATCGACTCCCGGGATATCCACGACGGAGAGGAACTTCCTATTCGTCTCGGGATCTCCAAGGGGACCAAACACTCCCTTATCCAACCACTCGATGAAGATCTGCTGTTGAGCAGCTTTCAAGAATGGCAAACTACTCCCTGCCTGCACCACGATGTCAGCTTCCTCATCGATCTGTTCTGAGGAGAACTCGAATACCTCCGCTTGTTTATGCCGTCCGCTCACAGAGAGCAAACGCGGCACGTCATAATAAAGCTTCATCAGCCTTCGGATCTTCCACGCACTCCGCTCGATAGCTCTCTCGTGAGCCCTCGCATCCGGAGCGTGAACGGAGTCAGATGCCTCCTGTAAGAGATTCGTCTGCACTCCACTCTTACTATCTCCCACGGCTCCCTCCGAGGCGGGATAGATCTGAGAAATCTGATCAATCTCTTCTCGAAGGACCTGCAACATTCGCCACGAATCCGCCGCCACATTCGGGGGCGTCCACGGGAACGGTGCAGGGAGACCGGGGATCCAATTGTAATAGATCTTTTCCCCTGCCCCACTGTGGAACGCAGTTTTCGCAATCCTCGCCTGATTCGGGATGAACACCTTGGGGTGCATCATCAACCGAAGCTGTTGGTCAATCTTGTTGCGGATGAAGTTATACTGTCTCTGGGGTCCGACCAACTGCTCTGCAATCGTCGTTGACCAGTATTGCCCCACCGAGGGGACATCCGTAAACTCTTCCACGGGGAAGGGATTCTTCATGTCGCGGAACCACGGCAAGTCGGTGTTCTTCACCAGAACTGTGCCAACCACCACAACATACCGCCCCTTGGGATATTTCCCCCCGGGACGGGTAAAGAGTTCCTTCACGAGAACCTTATTGGAATCTCCCCCTCGCGGATCCGTCCCAGTCGAGGAGACATCTTCTGTCATCCCTTCGGCTCGCGCCGTCAACTGAGCTATCCGTCTCTGATAATGAAACGCCTCCTCATTATTGGGAGTCGGCTGAATGAGCTTGGCAAACTTCGGATGCCTTACCCTCTCCTCCTCCACATCCAACATCCTGACCCGCATGATCTCGGGCTGATCGCCAATCCACCCGATGGTGGTATCCGCGACGAGGACTTCAAACGCGGAACCTACCGAGACATCAAGATCCCCAAGAGGGACCTCCACCGTCTGCTTCGTCCCGAGCTTACTCGTGAGTTGCATCCTCGCGAGTTCATCCTGTTTCCAGTTGAACCACCAATACCCTTTCCCGCAAGGCTTGGCCCAGAGGAGCGCATTCTCATACTTCTGCTCAAGTCCCTGCTTCCTCCACTGATAGTGGAGCGCAAGCTGACTGTAACGGGCGTCGAGCTTATCTCTCCTCTCGTTGGTTGCGGGCGCAACCATCGGGAAGGGCCGTCCTCTCACAAACTTCGCGTGCCTCGCACGAAGCTTGGGGAACATGATGTTATACGCGGTCTTCCGCTTGTGCGCCGGGAGCGGAGCTTGAATATCCCTCAGGGTGTGATACTGGTTATCCCACACCACAAACTGCTGACCCCTATCGAAGGCGTCGACGATGAACCAAGAGATCTCGTGATCCTTCCTGTCGGAAAGCCACCTCTCGAACTTCGCATCCACCTCGGTGACGAGGGCTCGATCCTTCTCGGACTGCGGTTGCACTTCTCCCTTGGTTGCCCCGGCATCTTCCGATTGCCGTAGGGGCTCACCTGTCGCAAATTGTGAGGAAGGTGCAGCCATTAGTCACGCTCCGAAAACCATTTCGCCTGCTCTTCAGCGGTCCCAAACTCGGGGAACCCTTCTGACGCCGCAATCGCGGCATTATCCTGTTCCCCGTTCAACGTCACGGAAGAGGGAGCCTCCACCATCTTAAAGAGGGAGAGATGTGTGTTGATCGCCTCGGCCTGCTTCGCTTGGGCGAGGGTAATCCCCTCAACCGCTTTGAGGACAAGCTCCTGTGTTTTTGACTGGGTAGCGACAAGACTCTCCAATGTGCGAAGATAGGCTTCCCTCTCTTCCTGTCGTGAAGACTTGAACAATGAGAAGAACCACGTTATGAATGTGCTCATTTAATCCTCGTCAATGTCCAACACGTCATCGGAGTCGAAGTCTTCCCCTTGCATCTGCTCTTTCTTCTCGATGTGTCTCGCCAACCTCGCGGCTGGACGATTCTCATCGGGGGCCTTCTCCTTCTCAGCTTTCTCGTCTTCCTCATTCCCCCTCAACTGGAGGGTTCTCCATGCGGCCAACACAACGACGGTCGCGATGTCGTCATGCTTCCCAGCGGGGGCGGCAATGTGAATCCCACCTTGAGGGAGGAGTGTCTTCTCGATGATGAGGAGTTCTTGGAACTGATCTTCATCATCCAACAACTTGAGTTGCCCGTTCCGTGCAGCCATCAAGGCCGATCCGTAGATCTTCACCTTATTGGTCGCCGTAAAGGTGATCCCCTCAACGGTGATCTCCCTATCGAGGGCAAGCTGAGAGAAAGACTCGAACTGATACTGGTCCGTCAGCGCACTCACCACGTCATACTTCTCGATGAGCGGCTTGATCTCATCCAAGATCTCGGCGGGCTTCAGCGGATTTTTCGGTCCCTCAGGCTTCCACACTCGGAGGAGATCTTGAACGGCTCCCACTCCCGGCTCCCAATGGAAGATGGTGAAGGCGAACCGATCTCTCTTAAATGCCGGATCCAGTGCAGCGACGTAGACTCGATCTTTCTTTGGTTCCCGATCAGCGAACTCCACTCCCCTAATAGTCGAGGGTTGTCCATCGATTGCTCTCCGAAGAATTGATTCGGTGAAAATCCCATCGACCGCATCCATGAAGAGCGCGAGGGTCTCTCGTTTGTAAGCCTCGGGATCCTTCGCGAGATCCGCAATGAAGACGGCTTTCTTGAGGAGGGGATTCTGCATCGCTGGAGTCGGCGCATGGACGACCATCGTGGTTGCCCAACGCTTCTTCTTCTCCAGATCGGTGTATTTGTGTCCCTTCGTCCCCGCATTGTAGGCATCCCAGACAATCCCCTGCTTCGTCCACGGGGTTGAGGGAATCACCTTCTTGCGGAACGGAAACTGTTGCTGGGCCTTATCGACAGCCCTCTCTACTTCGTAGTCCGGATTCGCGCTCTCGCTGTCCTTATACCAGAATGAGGCCTCATCCATCCCAATGACCGGGATAGCTGGGCCTCGAAACGCTTTGATATTCGGAGGAGCGGGGCGAATGCCCACCTTCTTCGTAATCCCCGGCTGTCCAGCCGAGAGGATGATCCCATCCGAGTTGAACTTCTCCAGTCTCTTCGTCAGAAGAGGACTGTCCTCCAAAAGAGGCAGAACGAACTGGAGGATAAAGTCGGACGCATACTCAGCTTTCTGAGCAGTAAGAAAGAGAACACACTCCTGTCTTCGAGCGACGAAATCAAGATGACCCCCGCAGGTTGCCTCGTAGGCTTCCACGAATGCAAGGGGTCCGCTCGTTTTTCCAGATCGTCTACCGAGCACCATGACGAGGGTGTCATATTCTTGAGGCGTGTATTCGATCTCATCGATCTTCCTCACATACCCCAACTCATCGTAGGTCGCGAAGCCGTTGAACATGCTCCAGATGAGACGCTCCTCTTGGTTGAGAGACAGCCCGTAGAATCCCTTCAAGATCACCTGCTGGGGGAGCGAGAGGGCCTCGAACTGTTTCTTGAACAGAAGGGGCTCAGCTATCGCTTCAGCGAAAGGGATCCGGCTGTCTACTCCCATAGGGGTTATTCCTCTTCATTCATCGGCGTGAGCACATTCTTGAAGTGGGGGTCAATCGGACCATCCGCTTGGACAATCCACCCATAACGGAACTGGCTCTGTCGGATTGGGCGCACATACATAGTCGTGAGTGCGTTCTTGTTGAAGAGACGGAACATCCCTTTCTTTTGAGGACCGGAGACAAAACTCCAACTGGCCTTCTGCTCCTCGTAGATCCTCGCGTGCTCAGCAAGAAAATAGGTCACAGGTCATTCCCCATCTCGTGATTGGGGAGAACCTCCCCCTCATCGAGCGCGGCCTTAATCTTGTCGGACAGGACTTGGTTCGCCCACGCTTGGGAATCCTCGAAGACCTCGAAGGTCTTCCCTCCGAACTCCGCACGAGCCCTCACCCTTCCATCCTCCAGCGTTGTAAACTCTGCGGCGAAGTCGAAGGAATCAAAGATCCCCGCATCGATGTTACTTCTCGGTTGTGCCATTCGGTATGCCCTCGGCTTCCATTGTGGGGGTGGCCTCTTCCTCTTCTTGCGAAGCGGACACACTCTCGGTGCGTCTCGCAATGAATGCGGCCCATGTCATTTCGACATCGCTTCCGCTGGAAGAAGAAGATGCTTCCTCCGCTTCCCGTTCCCGGCGCATGCCAACCGAACTGAGCAGTTTGGTCTTGTCGAGCAATCGCTCAGCGGCATCGTAATCGCCGGTCTCTAGATGTTTGCGTAAGGCCCTCTCGAACACGTCAATCGCAAGGGGGACAAGCCGGTTGAGAATCGCGCTCTCGGCCTTCTCGAAGAACCCCTCTTGCTCTGCCCACTTCAACTCATGAGAGACGGTCGTGACATCGACGTTATCTCGGAGGGCGATGGCTCTGCGTGTCATCCCGTTTGCAAGGTCAACAATCCACTTCGAGACCCTCACCTTCCGGACGAGGGCATTCTCCGGTTTGCTGAATGCCTTCTTCCCCTTCGTCTTCCTTACGGCGACGGCAAGTTGCGGGGGCATTGGCATTCAGGACTCCAGAGAAAGAGAAACCCCAAGCCCGAACCCCAATCAGGAGGGATTGATGGGGGAGCTTGGGGGACAACCGCCGAGAGGCGGCATGTTCAGTTTTTCGTAGTGTTCATTGAAAATGAACCAGACCTCAAGGGCATCCTTTCTCTCGGTAGCCCCCTTGGTCTGGATACACTGGAGCGGGGTTATTCGCCCCGCATAGATGGAGACGGATCCACGCCTTGAAACGTGGGACCCCCGGCATCAAAGCCGGTGCTCTACCTGAGCTAATCCGTCAAAGCTTTGGGTCAACCGCAACGGGGGGCGGAACATTGGCCTCAACTTCGAGGAGCCGTGCCCGCTCAGCCCGAGCCGCAATCAGTTTGGAAATCGCAGACGCAAGAAAGGAGAGAACGGTGACGATAGCTCCAACCAACTGAGTCGTCTCATCTTCACTCCCCACGGCAGTCGCCGCGCCTCCTGCGGTCAGGAGATGCCGCACAACCCCGAAGAGAATAGCCCGTTTCCCAGCGTCCATAACTGCCTCCAATGAAAAGTGACCGGCCGGTCGATCAGGATGGGTTCGCTGTGTTGCCCAGCTTTATCGCGCCTTGGCGCTGGTGGTGGGTAGCCGAACCCTCTCCCTGACACTTTTAACTGTATCACAACTGGTGGGGGGTGTCAACCCCTATCTCCACCACCCACCCCCTAAGGGGTTGGGATGGGTAGAGGGTGGGGTTGGAATCCCCTTTAGCTCTGGCTCACTTACGGGCTGGCTCAGTGGCTCAGCCTATTCTCTTAATGCTTAGGGTGAGCTAGTTTTGGGTTGAGCTACTGGATGTTGTTGATTTTAAAGGATTGCCGACGTAGGAGGAATGGCTCAAAACTCAAAACCGCCTTTTGACCCACTCTCTCGGAATGGCTGTAAGTTGATATTCGTGATTCTCGATTCCCGAATCCCGAATGCTCTCTGTCTTCAGAGAGTGCTCAGCCATTATTCGATGTCCGAAGTGTGTGGTGTTTTTTCGGACAAAAACATGACATCCTCCCAATAACCTAAAACCTATCAAGCACTTAACCCTAAAAAGGCTCCAGCCTATGAGAGTCAGCCATTCCCACCCCTTGGGGTGTTGCCGTTTTACGCTAGATCATATAGAGGCCCCCGTGGTCCCCCGGTGCGCGGGGGTAGGGGGGTGGCCCCCTCCCCTCCCCTCCTCCAATGGTCGAGGTGGAATGGTCGAGCTTCTACGGCCCAGCTTCGAAGCCCATCCATGAGGAGAGGTCGGACTAGCAGTCCGATAGCAAGGCCTGAAGGCGCATACACTTAGGCCTCGAAGGCCACCTCGGGGGAGGGGGAAGGGGGGATCGAGGGGATCCTCCTCCGGGGGATCGGCCCGGGCTCCCCCCGGCAGAAGGCTACGAAGGTTTTCGTATCTACTAGGCGAGTAGTAGATAGGCGGGCCTCGACTTCTTTCGACGGTCGAAGGGAAGAGATCGCGAAAGACTCGCACGAACCCAATGTTTATCGATCTTACATTTTATCAGATCGATGGATAGGGACTTTATGAGTTGAGGCTCCCGCACTCAGGTTATCTGATGGAGGAGCACTCAACCTTCGGCTGGCACGGGAGATGCTTGCAAAGGGACGGCCGACATACTTGGCCGACAATCTCCATTTACGGTGTGGAAAACTCTGTTAAATGAGGCAAACCGATCCCGCTGACGATTCGTCAGGATGCCCTCAGGCGAGCGCGGAGAGTCGAGAGGGCCTGAGGTATGTCAAGGGGCGAGATCGTGCAACCTGAGGGAATTACACTTTTGGTCTAGAATCGATCTCCCACAATCCATCTGATCTCCTCATGAGAGATCGACTCTATATACTCCCGGCGCGAGCGCGACTCCGGGAGGCTGGCACGAGGACTGCATCTCTCTCTCGTGTCAGTCGTCAACGTCACCTGAGGAGGACAGGACCATGAACCGATTCACGACCATCATCGCGAGATTCCCGGGTTCAACCTGCAAGCGATGCCAGCAGGAAATACAGGTTGGCTCACGCATCCGCTATGGCGGGCGCGGGCGCACGTATCATCTCGCGGCCGAATGCCCCGCTGGCCACCCGGCACCGGCACCCGTCAAGGACACCACCCTCTATGGGCTCTCCAGCGGACGATACGAGGGGCTGAATCCGCTGCGCGACGATGATGAGATTCCCTTCTAACCATTCACCGATTCGATTGGAGCTTTGAAATGTTTACACACCTCTTCAACTTCACCTTCACTCGGGCCGATGAGGCTCACGCGGATGTGCATGAGGTCGGGTTCTCCATCGACC